CGACCAGCGCTTTGCGCCAGTTGATCGATGCTGGCACGCTGGCAAACCTGCCTGCGGGCTTCAAAGCCAAGGGCGCGCGCATCGCGGACGACTCCGATCCGATCCAACCGGGCGAATGGCGCGACATTGACGTCGGCGGAGCCGAGATTTCGGCCTCGCTGCTGCCTCTGCCGTACAAAGAGCCCAGCCAAGTGCTGTTTGGCCTGCTCGGATTCCTTGTGGACGCCGGAAAACGCCTGTCCAGCACCGCCGACATGCAGGTTGGCGACGGCAATCAGTACGCGCAGGTCGGAACGACGCTGGCGCTGCTGGAGCGCGGCTCGATGGTCATGTCCAGCATCCACAAGCGCATGCACTATGCGCAGACGCTGGAGTTCAGGCTGCTGTTCGAGGGCTTTGGTACCTTCTTGCCAGACGAGTACCCGTACGAAGTGCCTGGCGCGAGCCGCAGGGTCAAGCGTTCGGACTTCAACAACATGGTGTCGGTACTTCCGGTGGCCGACCCCAACATTTTCAGCACCGCGCAGCGCATTCAGCTCGCGCAAATGCAGCTTCAGCTCGCGCAGAGCGCCCCGAACATGCACAACATGTACGAGGCCTACTACCGCGTCTATGCTGCGCTCAATGTGCGCGACATCGACGGCATCTTGCTGCCGCAGAACACGCAGATGCCGCGTGATCCGGCAACCGAGAACGCCGATGTGCTCAACAACATGCAGCTCAAGGCCTTCGCTGGCCAGCAGCACGATGCGCACATCATCACACACCTAATGATGGGCCTGTCGCCCATCCTGCAGGCCAATCCGATGTCGGCCATGATGCTTCAGCGTCACATCCTAGACCACGTGCGCATCAAGGCCGAGGAGGACGTGGAAGCAGACCTGTTCAAGGCCTACGGCACCGATCCGGACCGCATGGTCTCGCAAATCCAGAAGGAAGGCATGGTCGCTTTGCGCATTGCCCAGTACATGAAGGATGTGCGCGACCTGCAAGACCAGCTCACGGGCGGTGGAGGCGAAGACCCCATCGTGGCGCTCAAGCAGCAGGAGCTGCAGCAGCGTGCCCAGGCCGATCAGGCCGACAACCAGATCGATCAGCAGCGTTTGGCTTTGGACCAACAGCGTCTGCAGCAGCGCAACCAGATCGATCAGCAGCGCCTGGCGCTGCAAGCCGCCAAGGTTCAACAATTCCCACCAGGAGCACGAAATGCCGCTTAAAAAAGGTTCCAGCCAGAAGACGATCAGTTCCAACATCGGAGAGATCGTTCGCGACTACAAGAAGGACGGGATGATTGGTACCAGCAAGCCCAAGAGCAAGGCTGCTGCTGTCAAACAGGCCGTCGCTATTGCCTACAACAAGGCCGGCAAGTCTCGCAAGATGGCCAAGGGCGTGCAAGGTCCTTCGATGGTCGTGAAAAAGAAGGACGGAAACCGTCCAGTGAAGATATACTGACAACTACCAACGCCTTCAGTCGGTGCGTTAAACCGACTGCTTTTCATGGAAATCGACCATGCTTGAATTTGCAGAAGCAGTTCTGAAAGAAATCAGAAAGCATCGCCATCAGGCCCACGAGATTGTGTTGGGCGGCGGTATTTCCGACATGGAGCGTTACCGCTTCATGATGGGCCGCCTCGAAGGTTTGAACCTGGTCGAAGAGTCCGTGAAAGCGCTTTTGAAGAAGGCCACGGGCGACGAAGACGAGGACCTGTAACCTGAAAGGAGAACCATGGAAGCCGCAACGACCGAAGTACCGCAGATCAACATGACTGCGCTGGAACGCAAGTGGGCGGAGGAGGCAGCCAACAAGCAGCCGGCCCTCGAAGATGCCTACACCGAGAACGGGTTTGATCCCGAGAAGCTCGATCAGTCTGTGATCGACACGATCCCCAAGCCCACTGGCTGGCGGATCGCCATCCTGCCCTACCGTGGCGCAGAAAAGACCAAGGGCGGCATCGTCCTGGCCGAGGAAACCCAGAGAAAGACGCAGTTGGCCACCGTGTGCGGCTACGTCCTGAAGATGGGTGATCTGGCCTACGGTGACGATTCCAAGTTTCCCACCGGTCCGTGGTGCAAGGAAGGTGACTGGATCATCTTCGGCCGCTACGCCGGTGCCCGCATTCCCATCGACGGTGGCGAGATTCGCCTCATCAACGATGACGAGGTGCTGGGCGTGGTCAACGATCCTGAAGACATTCTGCACATGTAAAGGAGCATGGAATGAGTACAGAGAACCAAGAACTGGAGTACCGAATTGGAGAAGACGAGCAGCCTGCTGCTGTCGCCATTGGCGAAGACGGCAAGGCAGAGCTCCTGGACAAGCCGCAACCCCCGCAAGCGGTTGTTGACGGCGCAGGCGCAGCGGGTGCTGGCGACAACCGCAGCGAAGTGGACGATTACAGCGACAACGTCAAGAAGCGCATTGACAAGCTGACGGCCCGCTTACGCGAGACCCAGCGCCGTGAGCAGGCAGCCTTGGAGTACGCCCGCAACGTGCAGGCGCGCGCCCAGCAACTGGAACACCAGTACCTGAACACCGACCAGCAGCGCATGACCGAGGCCACTGGTCGGATTGAGACCCAGGCCGTGGCGCTCAAGCAGATCATCCGCAAGGCCCGTGAAGAGGGTGATGTGGATACCGAGACCGAGGCCATGCAGCGCCTGGCCATGCTGACCAATGAGCAAGCCAGTGTGCAGGCTCAAACGGCCCAGCGCCAGGCCTACATGCAGCAGCTCGCTGCCCAGCAAGCTGCGCAAGCCGCCCAGCCCCAGCAGTACCAGCAACCGGTTCAACAGGCCCGACAGGTCGATCCTCGGGTCGAAGACTGGGCCGAACGCAATCCCTGGTACGGCCGAGATACCGTCATGACCCATGCCGCTTGGGGTATCCACAAGCAGTTGATTCAGGCGGAGGGGTTTGACGCCAGCTCAGACGAGTACTATCATGAGCTAGATCGTAGAATTCGTGAGGCCTTCCCCAAGAAGTTCCAAACGGAATCCGATCCCCAACCAAACAGGGTACAGCGTAACGTGCAAGCTGTAGCACCTGCATCCCGTTCATCGGGTATTTCGAATGCACGCCGCACTGTCAAACTGACGCCAAGTCAAGTTGCAATTGCCAAAAAGCTGGGCGTTCCGCTTGAGGAATACGCCAAGTACGTGAAGGAGTGAGAACATGAGCGACGCCAACACCACCATCAACCGCACTACTCGCGAGGCCGAATCTCGCGCAAAGAATGCGCGGCGTAAGCCCTGGGCTCCCCCGTCTCGTCTTGACGCACCGCCAGCTCCCCCTGGGTTCAAGCACCGTTGGATTCGGGCAGAGGCAGGAGGGATAGAAGATCGCACCAATGTGGCCGGCAAAATCCGCGAGGGTTACGAGCTGGTTCGGGGCGACGAATATCCTGACTACCATGTGCCAACGGTTGAAGATGGCCGACATGCTGGAGTGATCAGCGTGGGAGGTCTCTTGCTTGCACGTATCCCAGACGAGACTGTGGCCGAGCGTAATGCGTATTACCGTGATCGAGCGAGCGACCAATTGCAGGCCGCTGACAATGAACTGATGAAATCCAATGCTCATTCGAGCATGGTCATTGAGCGACCCACTCGCAAGTCGAGAGTGTCGTTTGGTGGCGGTTCACGAGGCGGCTAATCAAACACTTTTTGTGAAGGAACCATCAAATGGCAAACGTGAACAAGCCCTTTGGTCTGCGTCCTCTCGGCAATTTGTCCGCTACTGGTGCACAGAAACAGTACGGCTACGAAATTGCTGATAACCAGTCCGGGGCAATTTTCCAAGGCGATCTGGTGACCATTGACAATGGTTATCTGGTCAAGTTCAACAACACGGATCACACCGTGGCTGTGGGCGTTTTCAACGGCTGCAGCTACATTGATCCCACCACGGGCAAGCCCACCTGGAAGAACTACTATCCGGGCTCTGTCAACATCACTTCCGGCAAGATCATTGCCGACGTGATTGACGACCCCAATCAGTTGTTCATCATCCAGAGCGCAGGCACCCCCACCCAGGCGAACATCGGCACCAACGCCGACATCACCGCCAGCACCACTGGTAGCACCACCACGGGCGTGTCTAACATGACCATGAGTGGCACGTTCACTGAGAGCGCCTCGGCAAATCTCAAGGCAATCGGTCTTTACAACGTTCCAGGTAATACG